AATTTATCTAAATCAGCTGATTCATTTGAGGTTCAACGAAGAGTAGTGTTCTTCAATGGTATAACTGATAAATACCTTTTAAGTATTGAGGGATTATGCGCTTTAGACGCTGGTGATGGGAAGAAGATAACTGTAACTTGCAAGACTGGTGATGGTAAATATAAGAAACATTACCTTGGATTAAGTGATAATGTAAGTTACTTCATAGAACAAACAGATGCTAAGTACGAAGATGCATACCATTACAAAGTACTGTTTAGACCGGAAGAAATTATTCCAGACATTAAGTTGCAGACAAGCAATAAATAAACTACTTTTATGAGTTTGTATGATGAAATTTTGAAGAGTAAAACAAAACAAAAGCGTTATTTTAATCGAAAAGGGGAATGGGATTGAGAGACTATCGCAGTTTATATGTATCACTTAAAAGTGACGATGAACAAAAAACGTTTTTTAGTACCGAAAGTTTTAGAGATATTATGGATTATCTGAATGAAGAAAAATTCATCATGCTTTTCGATCTTGTTGATGGGCTATACCTACCATGTGCATTGAACACGGATGATATTAGTGCGATATACAGAGGGAAAGAATAAAAAAGCAGCCAGCAAAAGCTAACTGCTCAGGTTAAGAAATGGGTTGTCTACAGTATTGACGGAATATTGAGTTTTATTCAGGGGAGGAAAGGGAAATGATTAAAGGTGAATTGACATTGATACAAAGAGAAGACGGAGGTGTTCAGTATAGGGATGACATGACTCGATTCTGGTGTTCTTGTGGAGAACCTGCAAGTCATTATTTCCCCAATAAAAAAGGTCATTGGGAATTTGAATGTGATGAATGCGCTGAAGTAGAAATTGAATAATGAAATGAAAACAATCACTCAAATGTCAGAAGATGAAAAATTATGTTTCTTTCGAGGGTATATTCATGCTCATGCTGAAAAATTTGCCAAGAAGTACGGGTATACAACAAAAGAAGCTAGAATTTTAATTTTGAAAGGATTCATTAAGTATCAAGAAATTAAACTAAAAAAGGAGCATTTTGATGGAAATGGGGATACTCAACGTTAGATTAGTTCCATGCAGTCAAGAAGAAGCTACACATATAAGAGTAGTAGATGAAGAGGCATATGATTTAACGTATGGCGGTATATATATTTATCTATTTGATGAAGATCCAGCGGAAGAAACTCATTACGTGATCACTGATAATAACCAAAGATTTCATGATTTTGAATGTGTAACAGAAATAGAGTATTTAAAGTTTTTAACAAAATAATCCTTTTAATAGAAAGTGAGGTTACTAGTTGATTAAGAAAAGAAAACAGCAGAAACGAAAGAAAGCAGCGAAACCAAAGATTAGAAGTAAAGAAGTTATATATGATGGTATAAAATTCGATAGCCAAACAGAATGTGACTATTATAAGTACCTAAAAACAAGGGATGACGTCTTGAACATAGATGTTCATCCCGAATATGTGCTAATCCCAACATTCACGATTAAAAGCAGCATAACGAAGTCAGGCAAGTCGAAAAAGTCAGCCTCTAGGTTTACGCCGGATTTTAAAGTGACGTACTCAGATGGTCGTATAGAGGTGGTAGATGTTAAGGGGCATAAGAAGGCAATCAATGAAGGATTTCCATTAAGAAAAAGATTATGGGAGTTTCAAAATCAACAGGAGTTAATCGTTGCGATATGGGACAAGGATGCAAGGAAGTGGACAAGATCGTAAAAGGGAGATGAGAAGATGATTCCAAAATACAAAGGTACAAGAGAGTTCATGTTGCATCGTAATGAAGAAGGCTTTGGAGGTAAGCAACGTGTATGGAGTTTCGACGTATTCACGTACAAGGAGTTAATGGACCATTTAGACGATGGATGGAGAATCCACGACGAACAGAAACGTATAGCATCGTTTTATAGGAAGACAACAGCTTAATGGATAACGGAACCATGCAGAGTAGATTGGTGGGGGCTACTTTACTAAGCATCGTTCCCTTATTCAACAAAGAGATAGTAAAATTTCACGTACCTTATGTGATGTTAAAAAGACAAATTCAGAAATAGGGGGATTACAGATGGAGCAATTAGCATTCTTTCCAGAAATCGACGATAAGACGCAAAAGACAATTGAAAAAGAGGTAATAAAGGTACTGAAAGAGTATCGAGCTTTAAAAATCAGAATGGAAAACCAGCAGGAAAACAAACTGGAAGGAATCAGCTTATTCCCTGAAATTAGAGATACAAGAAAGATAAGTGACATTAAGTTCAGACAAATAGATAAGGCGCTAACGTATTGTTTAGACGAAGATGAGAGCGAGATCATCAAGAAGAAGTATCTAAGTAATAAGAGGTTAAAAGATGAGGTTATATATGATGAGATTGGATTATACAAGAATGCATACTATGCAAAAAAGAGAACGGCATTACGTTTGATTGCTACATCATTAGGGATGATCTAAATAAGAAAGATGCAAAATGTTATATAGACACTACAAAGGCGGTTTATATCGTACATTATCAGAAGTTGCTTATCACAGTGAAACAGGAGAAGAAATGGTTGTGTATATATCGGTTGAGACAGGTAAGGTTTGGGTTAGACCCTCTAGAATGTTTGATGAATCAGTTTTAGATGAAAATGATGAAATAGTACCTAGATTCAAGGAGGTTTCTGAATGAAAAAGCGGGAGAAAAATAGGACAAAATTAGAGAGGTTTTTAGAGAACTTTGATAATGAAATCAACGGTATTCTTAATGTACAAGCTCTTTGAAAACCGCATAACGAAGAGGATTAGTACACCTTAACGTATACCGCGGAAGGGCGGGCATGGGCGGTAAGAATCTCGCCGTAAGGGTGGTAAGATTCCCTTAAGTTAACTAAAACATATTCCAGTGTGGCGGGTGTGAGATAACTCGCATTCGTCATGCTGTTTCTAATTTGTATTTATCATTCAACATGGAATCCACCTTCTGTGCTGAAAATAGATATAAATCTATTACTCTTGCTATGTTGATTTCTACGAATGGGGATGGTTTTCATGATTGAATGAAAATTGTTCTGGTGAGTAAAATCATTTGCTTTAAAACAGTTGTATACGTAACTTGAATTATCACCTGTAGTAATTACTCACGATTTTTACTATTGGGATAAAACAGGGTGTAAAGGAACTTGTCACTCCTTTACTCTAGATAATAAGACGGATAATTCCCCTGTCCGCGTAAATCCCCCTACTAATCTTGTTATCTAGAGTAAGGCAGTGGAAAAATGCAGTACTGTCTTGATATAAATTAAAAAACCTTTATTAGAGAGTTACCCCATAGCTCTCGAGTCCACGGACTTAAAACGAGAAGATTCTTTGTCTTCTCCCAGTCACCGAACGTTAAGCGAGCGCGTAGCTAATAAGAGCTAAAAAATTACATGATGCGGTGGCTTGGAGAAGGTTGAGAGTACTCAGCCTTAAATGAAGAGATACTTATTGCCATTTGTTTTCTCTCTTTTCTCCCATCCCCTTTAGAACTGTCACTTCGGTGATGGCTTTTTGTTATGGTTAACGAAGGAGGAGATAATATGTATAAAAAGGATACAAGGCTATCAAGAAGATACTTAGCAAATCCACATAAAAATCAATCGTTTTTAGAACGACTTAAAATGAATAATTCAATTGACCTCAGAGACAATAAAATTATTGTTGATTTAGGAAATGGGTATTCAGAAATAAAACCTATAGATAGTAATAAGAGATTTAGTAATTAAGCATCCATTTTGGGCTCTTTTGTTATAATAATCCATATGTAGTGCAGGTTTGCATAGTAAAACAATTCCCGGGTGGAAACATTAGAAACAAATTCCTGGTGGAAAGACTATGGAGGTTCGATTCCTTCACTACATAATACATTTATCAATCAGCATCCATAACGGGTGCTTTTTTCTTTGTTATATAGAAATTACACATTAAACGTGAAGTTGAATGGAATGATTGTTGTTAAGGAAAGATAAGGATAAGAGTTTCGCAATTCCACGACTTGAAAGTTGAAGAATACTAACTATATAATGTAGATAAGAAATCTAATGTATATTGATTCCTAAAATGAATAGTCTTTCAGCGCGCCAACGCTAAAAGACTAGTAAAAAAGACATTACTTATTTTCTTTTTTACTTAACTGAATCATGCCAATAACAACTAAAAGCAATGTCCCTATTGCTGTAACGGTGTTTGCGTCCATCATGTAATCACCAACCTTCTAAACTTTTCGTACGCCAATACGAAAAGTTTTTTACTTTTTTAAATATGATATTACGTTTCAAAATAAGACACAAGACAAGATATACGTATAAATTATTTCTTCATTTAAATTTTTCAATTTTCATTGTATCATCTGATATCTTTAAAATAAAAAAACTATGTTATGAATTGATGATTTTTTGTATCGTTAAGTACTGATATCATTGATAAAAATAAAAAAATAAGTGACAGGCACTACTTACCATTTGAGAGGCAAAGTATTTTAAGTTTATTGGATTACAGAATAAATCCTAACAAAACAAACGAACACAACGAACGGAAAAGAAAGCAAGAATCAAATGATTCCTGCTTGGTGAAGAGCTTGGACTAAATTGGCGATAGCAAAGATACAACTAGCAACATCAAATTCCCACTCTGAAGTGATCGTTCCGTTTTCCGATTCTGTCTTTTTAATTTTCATAGCAAACCCTCCTAAATTATTGGTCATATATAAAGTAGCGATTTGGTGGGGTAATCGAACAAAAATAGAGATAGTTAACAAAGTGAAGTTTATGCAGGAAATAACGGTGAATTAAGGGTGAAAATAGCGTAAAATCAACGATGCATAAAAGAATTTATAATGATAATTTTCGAAATTGCTACAAACGTTGATATGACAGCATATTTCCCGAAAACCTTGTTTACATAAGATACATTATGAGCAGTCATTTGAATAAATATTTAATTTCCCTGTATAAATTAGTTTTCGTTACGGATTTTTAAAAATAAGATTCTTTTGAGGTGATTTGATGATTCATAGTGATGAAGCGAATATAAAAGGAATAAAAATATCCGATGAACTTATATCCTTTAGACAAGGGGTTATACAGTTAGAAAAAGGTGATGAATATCTTGTTCAATATAAGATTTTAAAAGAGCCAAATTATCATGAATTCATATTTGAAGCATCGAATTATTATGAAGCGTTCGAAAAATCGATATATGAAAAAGGTGTTTTCGCAGTTACAGTACTAACTAAAGCAAACGAGTTGATCAGTGGTGATTTTATTTGTGTCGGTTATACACGAAGTTTCTTTGATGGGATATATGAATATTCCTTTAAACAATTACAGTAGCGAATCCGCTGCTTTTTTTATTTTATAAAGCATTTAGCACAAGGAGGAGTTAGACAAATTACTTCCTATTATATAGAAGGTGGTGGGTGATATGAAGTGAAACAAAAACACGAGTTAGCTCAAGAAGATTACATGAAAGGTATGAAGTACAAAGATATAGCTGAGAAACATGATGTCAGTGTAAATACTGTTAAGTCATGGAAGACCAGGTATAAATGGGACAGAAAAGGTGTGCATACAAACGATGGAAAAGTGCGCACACAAAAGAAGACAGGTGCACCCTATAAAAACACTAATGCAGCAGGAAACCCTGGTAACAAGAATCCTAAGTATGGTAATAAAAATGCTATCGGTCATGGTCCGCCGAAAGGAAATGACAATGCCGTTACTCATGGGTTCTTCCGTAAACACTTTCCTGAAGATGTAGCTGATTTAGCTGCTGAGATCATGGAGAAGAATCCGATTGATATGTTATGGGAAAACATAACGATTCAGTATACGGCTATTATTAGGGCGCAACGATTAATGTTTGTTAAAGATCAGGAAGATATGAGTAAAGAAGTTAAGAAAGAAACTGATATGGGTACAGAATACGAAATACAGTTTGCTTGGGATAAACACGCTAACTTCCTAAATGCTCAATCAAGAGCAATGAGCACGTTATCTTCTCTTATTAGAGACTTTGATAAGTTAGCTAATATAGATGATGAAAGACGTGCTAAATTGAATCTGATGAATGCTCAGATAGATAAGTTAAAGGCTGATATAAACAAAGAAGATAAAGAAGTATTGAGAGTTCAGATTATTGATGATGTGCCACAGGATGATGACAATGTATAACGTTATTAGTACTAAAGAGCTTATTGGCGGTGGATACAATCGCTTTTGGCATTGTAAGAACTTCTATCGGGTTTGCAAAGGTTCTCGTGGTTCTAAGAAGTCTAAAACAACGGTATTAAACTTCGTTAAACGACTCATGCAATATCCATGGGCTAACTTATTAGTAGTCCGTAGATACTCCAATACATTAAAACAATCTTGTTACACTGATTTAAAATGGGCCATTAATCGATTGGGAGTAAAAGAACAATTTAAGTTTAATGAATCCATGCCGGAAATAACTTATAAACCTACTGGACAGAAGATATTATTTCGCGGTCTTGATGACCCGTTGAAAATAACATCTATTACTGTTGATGTGGGTAATTTGTGCTGGGCTTGGTTTGAGGAAGCTTACGAAATAGAAGACCAACATAAATTTGAAACTGTTGTTGAATCTATTCGTGGTTCTTTTGATGCTCCTGACTTCTTTAAACAAATTACAGTTACATTTAATCCTTGGAGTGAAAACCATTGGCTTAAATCTTATTTCTTTGATGAAGCTACACAAGCTTATGACACATTCGCCTTTACTACCACTTATAAATGTAATGAGTGGCTAGATAAACAAGATAGAGCGCGTTACGAGAGCTTATATATTAAGAACCCAAGACGCGCAAGGATCGTTTGTGATGGTGAATGGGGCGTTGCTGATGGCCTTGTATATGAAAACTTCCAGGTACGAGACTTTGATATTGATGAAATAAGACAAAGAAGAGATGTGCAAAGTGCATTTGGTCTCGACTTTGGTTATACGAATGATCCAACTGCATTAACTTGTTCTTTAGTTGATTTGAAGAATGAAACTATCTATGTATTCGATGAGCACAGTCAAAAAGGCATGAGTAATAAGAAGATAGCTGCAATGATTGAGAAGAAAGGCTACATGAAAGAACGTATTACTGCTGATTCAGCCGAACCAAAGAGTATTGATGAGCTTGAGTCACTTGGTATTAGAAGAATTGAAGGAGCACGCAAAGGTAAAGACTCGATTAACAATGGTATTCAGTTCATTCAAGGATTCAAGATTGTAATACATCCTTCTTGTGTAGAGTTCATAAAAGAGATAAACAATTACATTTATGACACTGATAAGAAGACGGGAAAACGGCTTAATACTCCTATTGATGACTTTAACCATCTTATGGATGCGTGGCGTTATTCATTAGAGCGATTCCTAGTTAAATCAGGCGTTAAAGTACTTAATATTTAGGAGGTGAGGAATTGCGAAGTGAGTTATATGCAAACAACAACGGTATTAAATTCACCACAATGAAAGAAAAGAAACATTTGTACAAGATAAGAAACAATGCGTTTGATCCAAACGAGTTTATTAAGGACTTTATCGATATTAGAAACGAAAGATTACGTAAATACAAACAATATACGACTGAAAAGAATGCTATTGATAACAGGGAAAAGCCTGACAGTGATTTAATTAAGGTTTGGAACAAAATACACAATAGTTTCTTTAACTTAATTGTAGATCAGAAGGTTGGATATGTATTTGGTAACCCTATTTCTTATCAGATTGAAGAACAAGTGAATGATAACGAAAGAGAATGGGTGAAAGATTACCTATATAACCAAGACATATTCCTTAAGGATATTGAAACAGGCACTCAGCAAGCTGCATGCGGTGTTTCTTATCGTTTATTAGATATACAAACGCAATTGATTCCGAGTGTAGTAGAAACAGTCGCTAGTTTAAAGAATGTTAACTCTTGGGATGCTTATGTATTAGGTCATAAAGAAGCTGCTATCGTCTTATCTGAGGATTATACGGACAAAGGACATACACAGATTCTTACACTTTATACAAAAGACTTAATACTTGAATATCATTCTGCAGCAAGTGAAATAACCACAATGACAGGATTCGAAATAGCTGGCGGAATTAGTAATTTACTTGGTATTGTTCCAGTATTCGAGTTTAGAAATAACCAAGAAATGCACAGTGACTTTGAAACTGTCGAAGATCTTAATGACGCTTATGACAGAATGACTTCTTCCGGCGCTGATGAAGTTGAACAGTTCCGTCTAGCTTATATGCTTATTACCGGTGTTGATGTTGAACCAGACGAAGCTAAAGAGCTATTTAAAAAAGAAACAGGAATACTAAACATCCGTAATCCTGAAGGGAAAGCAGAGTTCTTAACTAAGATGATGCCAAAAGAGTTCTTTGAGTACTTTGTAGGATTGCTTGAAAAGAACATATTCCGCTTCTCTAAATCGGTCGACGTAAATGATGAAGCTTTTGCTGGTGGTAATGAATCTGGTGAAGCGCGCAAATGGAAACTGATTGCTCTTGAGTTTAAAGCTAACCTAACTGAATCATGGTTCGAAAAAGGATTACGTGACATGTTTGAAGGCATTGTTGCTTATATGCGTATCAAACAAGGTATGAATAGTATAGTAAGTTCAAATATATACGCTGATTTCACTCGAACATTACCAGTTGATTTAGGTTACTTAGCAGATACATTAACGAAACTAACAACTATCTTATCTGAACGTACTGTACTTGGTATGATCCCTGCTATCGATGATGTAGATGCAGAAATGGAACAGAAACAGCGGGAACGTGAAGAGAAGATGAACGAAATGAACAGTTTCGGTGATTTCGGGCAGGTGAACCCAAATGACGCAGAGCAAACAGGAGAAGTACTGGACAAAGAGAAAACAACAGATAATAAAGGTAGCGGACAAACACGCTGATGATGGTTTATTACTGTATCAAGCATTCTTTCAAGATAAGTTAAGCGAAATAGAATTACTTATCCAGGACTATTACGATAAATACGGTAAGAATAACGTAATTGAGTATTATAAGCTGATGCAAGAAATGAGTGTAAGTGAAAGAAAAGACTTATATTCTAACTACCAGGAGCTTATTGCAAGATATCCGCAGCTTAATAACTTTACGGAAATACGCTATAGCTTCTATAAGTTACAAAGATTAGATGGCCTTATGGTTAATGTTATGTATAAGCTATATGAAATGGGCGCTATGGAAGAAGAGATATTAAAAGACAAGTTATCTCTTACTTATCAGGAAACATATTATCGTAACCTGTATGACAATGCTATGTATTAGGGGCACGGCAACGATTCCTTCTTTTTGGGGCCACTTAATAAAATAGCCACAATCTATTGATAAATAGACTGTGGCTATTTCTGTTTAATTTGCAGCTTTTAATCCATTAGGTGAAATGGCCATATCAAATTGGATATCGGGTGGTTGACGTTTATCGTCCAATCCATATTTCCCGAATCGATTTATATGAAAGGTAAGGTATGGGCTCAAATCAGATAGTACTTCTTCGTCTAATTCATTTCCTTCTTGGATGTATTCATGCAGGATATGAGTAAGTTGAAAGACGTTATAGAAAATGACACAATTTGCAATTAGATGATTGTATTTTATAATTTTCCGTTGTCTTTCCCGGTGATTTTCTGCAATAATTCCATCTCCTCCGAAGAATAACCATTTTGTAAACCCATTAAAAGATTCGCTTTTATTTGTAGCCGCTTGAATTGTGCTTCTTAATTCCTCGTCCGATAAATATTTCAATAAAAATAATGTACGGATTGCACAACCTAATTCACGAAATGCTTGATATAATTTGTTTTTCTTGCTATATGCACTGAGTTTATTAAGAATAGTAGAAGGATGAATACGCCCCATTTTAATTGACATCACGACACGTAACATATCCTCATAATGATCTTCAATTATGTTCCAATTTACCGAAGTTGTAAATAGTTCATTAATATGCTGATAATTAGAGTCGTTATGTGGCCTTAATAATTTTAAATTTTTCCAATTTCGAATCCGGGGCATAAGTTGGATTCCTAATAAATAGGATAATCCAAATATCGGTGCATTTTGTCCTTGCGTATCAGAATGTAGTGTATTAGGTTGAATATCAGATTGATTTTTCATTAGAATATCCAAAATATAAACACCTTCCCAGACACCACAAGGTATAAAGTGACTGAATAAGGCGATATAATTATCTGAAACATGGTAATATCCAATTCCACCGTACCCACCGTAACGAATATGATTTTCAGATAATAAATTTTGTTCATAGAGATCCCACTTTGTTCCATCAGCTGACGCACTATTTCCAGTTCCCCAATATTTCGGTAGATTAAATTTATTATAAGCATTAATTAACCATTCAATGGCTTTCTGGATATTGTCTTCAGTAACGTGTCGTTCATTAATCCAAGAAATCTGTCTTCGATCCACTGTACCAAGAGAACGGGCTGCTTGAGTAGGACCTAAATTACAACCATAACAAAAAGCGGTTGTTAGATACCGTTGAGATGGTTTAGCGATTTTGGCATCATAACCAGAAATAGGACCAAAAAATCTTGTCCAATTTAACCAATACTCAGTGTCACTCAATAAATCTAAAACATTAATAGGTACCATTTTCTCTTCAATTCGTTTTCTAATAGCCTTTAATAACGGTGATATTTTTTTCTTTTTTAATTTTGTTATAAAAGGTTCTCCATTTCGAATGGTAACAGCTTTATTTTTTGGAAAAGAAGTATCTACTTTTTTCGCAAGTGCTTCAAGCTTATCATACACCTGTTTTTTAAATTCCCCAGCTGTTGTTGGAAGGCCTGCTTGTTCACAAAACGTATGTAGGTTTTGGCGATATTCATCCCAATATATTAATTGCTCTCGATAATCAGCGTATTGTTCGCTACCTTCAATACATAAATCTCCGGATTTTAATTCATTTCTAACTTGATAAAATACACAAGATTCAAAGTGTCGTCTATTAATTTTGTTTGGATATACATTTTTTCTACGATTAGAGCTAATCCAACGCCACCAGCCTTCAGGAACCCAGGTTAAATCAACAAGAGGAACTGATTCCCATTCATTTTTATTCATTCCATTCTTACGCGTGTAGATAGTTGAAATCCATTCGGATTTTTTATGTTTATTTTTTAATAGGAAAGAAATAGCTTGTTCTAGCCCTTTATTTTGTGTAGTTGATTTAAACTTTAATGACTCCAACATCTTAATTAATTCAGAACGATTACTTTTTAAATATTTCCACATAAAAGAATAATAGTTATTTCCAGTATAGGATAAGTGTTCTTCACAATTCTCTAGAATTTGTTGCCCACGATTTCCACCAATTAGTGTTTCTAATAACTGTAATCGTGTTTCAGAAGAACCTTCTAGTTGATAAGTAGTGATGGTATCGCGTAATGTCGTAATAAGTTTGTCTGTTTGCTTTTCTCGTTTTTCTTTCAAAACATAAAGAGCTTTTTCTGCTTTATTTTCAGCTTTGGCAATTCGTTTGATAAACATTGTTCCAATATCATCAATCGTTTTAGCGTATTGAACATGTAATAAAGCTATAGCTAGTGTATATCGTTTATGTTGTTCAAGTTCTTTCATACGGGCCGCATCTAATGTTTTTGCCTCTGCAGCTAATCTTTCTATTTTAGCAGGTGGGATAAGTAGATTTTGAAAAAAATCACTTCCCAGCTGTCGGTCACTAATCCAATTTTTTCGTGCAATCCATGTTTTGATTTGTTCTAGTGTAGGACGACCTGGGTCTCGTTTTATCGCATACCAATCAGAATAAGTAGCCCCATCAATCTGTTGAAATAGTGTATCTATTTTTTCTTTTTCTTCATTGCTTAATGAATCTGCAACTCGTTTATATAAAGTACGATAAGCCATACTATGGATATGGTCTACAGATTTTACTAACGTCTGAAATGCAGGTAATTCATAACTATGTTTGACTAATTCGTCAATCGCAATATTCACAATATCACTTTTCGCATCTTTCTCTAACACTGCTTTTTCCATTGCTGTTAACATAATTTGACGGGCTTGATTATCAAATACTTTTGCTTTTCGATAGTTCCGAATCATGGTGATTTGACGTTTTCCGGTTCCCGTCCGATGATAAGAATCCCATTTTTCATTACCAGAAAGAGTAATATTAGATGTTCTAGCAATATGCTTGATAATGACAAAGGGAACAGCTGTAATCGGAACAAAATAGTTTAAACACTGAAAAGTTTTTAGCAAAATTAAAAAGTTCAACCGAGAAGATGGATTACGAGAATGTGTTTTTGTCCAATTTAATTCTTTTAATGAAGGAGAAAATAGTTTATCTAGTTCTTTGGGTGTAGGATTACTTTTTAATCTTGGATAAGCTGTTTCTTGAATAGTAAGCATGTCATAACTCCTTTCTAGTTATAGGAACTCCCAATTTCAAATTTACATTTGTCTAAAAATATGATGTATAATCTCTACGAGATTTTTATCTTTCTTCACTAAGCTTCTGTAGTATATTCCATTGTTCTTCTGCAGATGGAGTAACATATCGACGTGTTGTTTCAATAGATTCATGTCTGGCCATTTGTGCAACTAAAACAAGATCACCACCACTAACTTCTAAAAGACTTTTACAATATGTATGTCTAAGACTGTGTGTTGTCATTCCGCCTTTTGGTGAAACTTGCTCTAAAAGTGGTTTCACTTGTTTATGAATAGCTTGTCTGGTCATTTTTTTCTTATGAGTGGAAAGAAAAAGTGTTGTGTTATCGACAGATTGTCCGCGAACTTCAATCCACTCATTGAGGGCGCGACAAATATCTTTTACTGCTTTTACTACATCAAGCTTACCACCTTTACCTTCACGAATTGTAATAGTTCCTACACTCCCAATTTTTCTATAATCCCCTATCTCTAAATTTACCACTTCACTAATCCGAAGGCCCGCTTGTAACATTAAACGAACCATGGCCATATTTCTTTTTCGTTTCCATTCATTTTCTTCTCGTCGAATCAAGTTAAGTAATTTCACTTGTTCCATGTCATTCAACCAACGTGGAGTGTCTTCTAACCTAGAAATACGTTTTATCTTTATTTTTTTGGTGGGATCATATATTGCAATCCTTTGTTCAATAAGATACGACCAGTATACTTTTAATGAGGCAATTCTTTTATTAATTGTAGACTTTGCCACTTTTTCAATGGTCTGCATATGATGAATCCATTCATGAATAACTTTTGCACTTATTTCATCAGGATTCCAATTTCGTTCATGTGAAATTTGTAACCATTCCATAAATTGACGGACTGAACGAACATACACTTGAATGGTTTGCTCTCGTTTCCCTTCATTTTTTAACCAGGTTTTAAAATCCATTGTTATCCTTCTTTCTTCAATTGTGTTCCGTAAACTTAATTTATCATCGATTTTAAATGTGTTCCGTAAACAACATCTATTATATTAAGTTTAATAAGTTAACGGAAGACATCTTCTGTTAACAAAAAATATATCAAGTAATATTTATGTTAACAGATAAAATATAAGAAGAAGTTAAAAATGGCTACTATTAAAATAGTTCTGTTTTTGTGAGTGGTAAAAAGGTACACCTGTATACCTTGCATTACAAGTTATCGTGTGTTATTTTTATATTCATAACACTTGCATTGCAAGTTATTATTGTAATCATTTACCTTGTATTACAAGTTACTAGAAAATGTGTATGAAAAGGGGGATGAAATGGCAGACTCAACGCAAATGTTAAAAGGTATTTTAGATGGATGTATTTTAGCCATTATTCAAGAAGGAGAAATCTACGGTTACGAATTAACGGAGAAATTGCATAGCTATGGTTTTCATTCGTTTAGTGAAGGAACGATATATCCATTATTATTACGTATGCAAAAAGAAGGATTAGTTACGAGTGTATTAAGGGAATCTACGGCTGGTCCAAAACGAAAATACTACCTGTTATCAGAATTAGGTGAAAAAGAATTGGAAAGTTTTAAGGAGCGTTGGATTGATTTAAAACTATCTGTTGAAAATGTGATTAATAAAGGGGGAGAATAGCATGTTATCAACGAAGTCTGAACAATTTTTAGTCGAACTTAGAATGTATTTATTGCAACGAGGAAAAAAAGATGAAGATATAAATGGAATCGTGGAAGAACTAGAAGTTCATTTAATAGAAGCTGAAAACAAGGGAAAAAGTGTAGATACTATTATCGGAAAAAGTCGAAAACAACATATGAAGAATATTGGGAAAGAACTACCTGTAGATAAAGAAGGATTGTTCGTATTAATTCCTGCAGCAATTCTAGTTATTGTCGCTTATATGTGCTTTGCTCCAGCTATTAGAGGACAATTCAAAATTTCACAAAACATATTGTTATTTGGATCATTACCCTTATTTCTGACCCTTTCTGTATTTGCAATTACACTATTCAAAGGGATTCCTAAAGTATATCCATCTACAAAAAGTTCACTATTTCTTGTAATGTTAGCTAATTTTATTGCTATCGGCGTCTGGGTAGGATTCTATTTTTGGATAAATAAACAAATTGATACCGATTATTTTGTGGCAACTACACTACAAAATTATAGTATTGCGGCTGTTTGTATTCTGATTTTTATTATGTTTGCGTTGTATACAAAATCGTGGATTACGATTTTTGTAGCATTTTCAATGTCTATAGGCCCAATCTTAGAAAGGGTAATCCCACGTGAAATCAATAAAGACCCACTGTATATTACAGTAACGATTATCGGTTGTGTTGTCATAGGTATTTGTTTAGGGATATATTTCTACAAAAAAAAGAAAAAATCATGAGGCAATCCATTAAACAGGATAAAGCTTGGGCGATGTACAAAATCCTAAGTTGGATTGTATTCATTTAAGCGTCTATTATATATCTCTATTTTTTCAATAAGTATTAGCATAAAGGAATACATTTTGGTTAATATTCTTTCAAAATGTATTCCTTTTATTTGTTGTAAAATGCGTGTTTAAGTGATATTTCGATTAAATTACAATTATAAGTGGCCCCAAAAAGAAGTAATCGTTGCCGTGCCCCTATTACGGAATGACTGGCACTTATCATGCTGTTAGTGAGGAAGTATTACGAGCAACGTTATATAAGAAATGGGTAAAGAATCAAAACTTCTCTGACAGAGTATGGACTGATACAAAGAAACTAACATTATTTCTACAAGACGAAATACCAAAGATGCTTTCTACTGGTACAAGTTATAAAGAAGTAACTAAGTTGCTGTATAAAAACTTTGATGTTAAATGGGATCAAGCGGAACGTTTAGCAAGAACAGAAAGTGCGTTTATAACTGAACATGCTACTCAAGATGCGTATAAACGAGATAATATCAAGCAATACCGTATCCTAGCAACATTAGATACCGTGACGTCAAAGATATGTAAGGCTCAAGATGGTAAAGTATATGATCTTGATAAAGCGGTTGTCGGTAAGAATTATCCACCGTTTCATCCACATTGTAGGACAACAACGATTAGCGCTACTTCTGTTATTGAATACAGAGCGATGAACATAAATAGAGGGTATGAACGTGTTCCGGATATGACTTATAAGAAGTGGGAAAGCACGTATATTAAAGCAGCCTAATAAGGTTGTTTTTTTATTGTCCAAATGCGTTATGACATTAAACTGTCGCTATTAATACCGAACTATTGGGGCTTGTACTCAATGGGGCGATAGGAGGAAATATACATGTTTAAGAAAGAACAGGAAACACAATATAGATTGAAGTTAAATTTACAATTCTTTTCTGAAGGTGGAGAAGAAAACCCTGGTGGGGGCGAAGAACTTGGTGGGGAAAAAGCTCCAGAATTCACGTTAGACCATTTCCAAAGTTTCTTAGATACAAATGTTGATGCACAAAAGGTTATGCAATCTCGTATCGATAGCGGTGTATCTAAAGGTGTTGAATCATTCAAGACTAAAACAATGCCTGATCTTATTCAAAAAGAGATTGCAAAGCGTACAGAAAAGACGCCGGAGCAAGTTGAAATGGAAGAAATGAAGAACGAAATTGCGAAGATGAAATCTGAAAACGTTCGTAAAACTATTGAAACTGAAGTTGCAAAACAAGCAGATAAATTAGGTATTGATGCTGATTTTGCTCTTACCTTCTGTATTGATCCAACTTCATTAGACAACACACTTAAAAATGTAACTAAGTTCAATGAATATGCTGAGTCATTAGTTTCTGAACGTGTACAAAAGAGCGTTGATGAACGCTTTGCTAACAACTATGCAAAGGGTGCTGATTTAAAGCTACCTACTACAAATGAGACGGGTAATGTATCAAGTCTGTCACTAATCCAAAAACAATTAATGAAACAATAAGGAGTCGATTATAGATGAAAAAAACAACTGATTTACTTGCCGTAGAGAAGATTGACCTATCTGAAGCGATTGCATATGCTTCTCCAATGGACACACCATTCACAACTTTACTATTACAAAATGGATTAACAAAAGATGCAACAAGCACTGAAGTATCTTGGAGAGAAGCTGCTCTTGATGCGAACCGTAAAGGCCCTCAATTAGAAGGTGCTGATGCAACAGCTTCTAATAAGACTGTTCGCGAGTTAATTAAGAACAACCAACAAATTTTCCAACGTACTGCTGAAGTATCTGGTTCAACACAAGCTGTTAAAGTACCTGGTGTTCCTGGTGGCGAAATGGCTCAAGAAATCAATGACCGTATGATTGAAGGTAAAGTTGATATCGAATGGTATGCGCTTCAAGGTACAAAAGCCGATGAGTCAGGTACAACTCCACGACAAATGAATGGTCTTATTAACTTAATTAACTCTCGAAACAAATTCACACCTAAAGATGGCAAATTATCTGCTGAAGATCTAATCAAAGCTTTCCGTTTATGCTGGGAAAAAGGTGCAGGTGGTGACAAGTTAGTTCAATGTGGTGCGGCTGTTGCTGAATTCCTTGATAAATTATTCAAAGTGGATAAAGGTGTAATGATTCCAGCACTTCAAGGTGGCGGAAATATCATTGGTTTAACTGCTGATGTAATTCACACTCGTTACGGTCGCGGAAACATCGTATTAAACCGTCATATGCCTGATGGAGCATTAACTATTGTTGATTTAAACCAAGTGAACCTTCGTCCATTACGTAAAATGGCTAGTGAAAGATTAGCAAAAGGCGGAGACTCTGACAAACATATGATTGTTGGTGAATACTCACTTGAGCTTAAAAATAGCTATGCTGGCGCAGTTATTAGTGGCATTACTGGAATCGTTGAACCAGTAGCGCCAACGCAACCTTAATAAAAGGAGGAACAATATAAATGGCTAAGAAGGTATACAAAGTAATCGCACCTAAACCTTTTACCTATGTCGCTACCAATTATTTTGGTGGTCTTTGGGCTGATGAAAAGGGTGTATTCGTTACTGAAGATAAAGTAACATATGAATATCTGCTTACATTTGCAGAGTTCAAAGACATTACGGGTATTTAATCATGCTAACGCGAATTAAGATTCGTTTAGGAATTACTGATAATGCCCAGGATGATCTATTAAATGAATTAGTTACTTCTATACGTGACGTTATTTCGTTGCGTGTAGGGGTAATTACATTCCCTAAAGTACTAGAATCAATTGCTGTTGAAGTAACGATTGCAGCATATAACCGCAGGGGTTCAGAAGGAGCTTCTAGTGAAGCAGTAGATGTTATTTCAACTTCTTATATTACTAACTTATTAGAACCGTATACGGAGCAATTAGAGAACTTTAAAAAAGGGTTAACGCAAGGAACTGAAGATGCAACTGGCACTGGTCGAAGTGGAGTGAGGTTCTTTTGAGATATGATACTAAGGTTGAGTATTTTATTCATGAATATATCACTAATGAAATGAATGACAAAATACCAGTTGAAAAGTCTATAGGTATATTCGATAGCTTACTTACACCGTTTTCTTTACAAGAAACTCAAGTGTATGGAGCTTCTTATACAAAGACTAATGTAAAAGTGTTATGCAGAGATCCACAGTCATTTAACGCTCGTATTCTCAAAGTAGAGAATCAAAAGTATGAGATACTCGAAAAAAGAGATTACAAGAAAGTATTCTTATTCATTTGCAAAAAGGTTGTTGGTAAAAATGTCAATTCGAATTGATGTTAGTGGATTTGGACAACTTGCAGCGAGTATTGGTAGATACAATAACCAAATGAAACAACGTGTGAAAGATACCGTTGATAATACAGCTACAGACATTCAATCAAACGCAAAAGCAGAAGCAAATGTTGATACTGGCGATATGAGACGTAAAATCGAAAAGAAACCCACCGTTTCATCAGGTGGCACAATTAGAGGTAGCGTCCAATCGTTAGCTGAATACACAATTCACGTTAACTACGGTCATATGATCAAAGCAGGACAAGTATTTTATGACAAACGTTCTAAGACATTCAGAAAAGTGAAAAGAACGAGATTTATCCCTGGTAGTTATTTCTTCACAAGAGCAGTGACAAAGGGTAAAAATGAATTTGCAAGAGAAATAGGAAAGGCGTTGAGATACGATGGCTAACACTAGAGATACGCTTACACCTTTCCATATTGCTTTAGTTCAGCGATTAAAACAACATGGAGTGGAAGCTTCATTTGATTATAACGAAGATGAAGAAGGGGATATTGAATTTCCTTTCACAACCTTCGAAATACCTACAATCGGAAATAATGCATCTAAAACGACATTTGGTGATAAACCTCTTGTCGTTTTTTATATTGTCGATGAACAACCAACAAACGGTCGTTTATACGATATCAGAGCGAAGATTGTACAAGCTCTAGAAGAGGATTTAATCCTTTCTAATGACTTAACATGCTCGAATCAAAAAACAGATGATTCAGGCGTTATACGAGATCCAGAGAACGGATTCAGAACAGTTCGTTTAACATATCAATTTTACATTGAAGGAGTGAAGTAATTTGGCAGAGACAGAATTAAAAGTAAAAGTTGCCTCTTATTTAGGGGTTAAAAAGATTGTTCGTATCGCTGATTTAAATACAGGTACTGTATTAGCTATTGGCGGACAAAAAGAACATACTGTCAGTCGTACAGCGGATACAATCGATGTTTCTACTAAAACTGGTGGTATTTTAAATATGCAAGAAATTATGACGAAGCTCGGTGTTACTGATTGGAAACCGAAAGAATATAACGATTACAAAGAGTATATTCAAGGTCAAAAAGAATGGAGTACTGAAGTATCAGGTGCTTTACCTTCTAGTGATGCTGCGTATGATATTTTGGAAGCTGCATACGAAAACGGAACGCCAGTTGTTGTATCTGAACTAGATTTAGGTCGCATGAAAGAGAAAATCGGGATTGCATTCGTAACAGAATTAAGTGAGGAAGCTCCTATTGATGATTTGGCAGGATATTCTTTATCCCTAACTGGTACAGGTCCGCAAGTTAGTCGTACTTATGTACCAACGCCACCATCTGGATCTTAATCATGAGCAATCAAAAATTCATCCCCTCTACTCAAATTGAAGTAGATGGGGATATTTATAACTTGCGACTATCTCGATACATGCGATTGCAATTAGAAAAAGAATACAACATGAATGTACAAAGATACTACTCTATGATGTGTGTAAACGGAAATGTAGTAGATGAATATCAATTCGCAGCAGTTGTTTGGGCTTTATTGCGCGGCGGTGGGCAAAAGGTATCAAAAGAAAGAGCTTGTGACATTATTGAAGAAGCAGTAAATGATGATGAATGTGGCATGATTAAACTGTTCGAATCAGTGTTAGAAGCTCTTTCTGCTGCTTTTATGAACGAAGAACAATTTAAAGAATACAAAAGACTTATCGAAGTTTATAAGTCTTCAGAAAGCGAAGAAGACACTGGAAAAAAGTAGATAATGACGAGCGTGACTTTTCAATGGCTGTTCTTGAATTTGGCATAGAACCAGAAGTGTTTTGGAATATGACCGAAAGAGAGTTTTTCACACTTGTCATTTATGATTTGCAAAGAAAAGAGAGCGATATGTTACGTATGAGAGCGGTTGTAACGAATGCTATGTACAACATGAATCGTGGTAAGAAACCATTCAAAGAGTTCCCGTTTGAAAATAGACAGTCGCAACTTAAAGTAATCAAACAAGCAGCAGATAAGGATAAGTTATTTGCTCAGTTCGGTGGGCAGGTGAATTTATAATGGCTGGCAATGAACAAATTGGTGTAGATATAACCGTAAATAACGGACAAGCTGAAGCTGAATTGCGAAGTTTCCAACAAACAGCAGAACAAACTGGAAGTAAGATTGAACAAGCTTTCAGTAAAATTGGTGCTATTGGCGATAAATTAACAGTCGGTGTTACTACTCCTTTAGCTGCTGTATCTGCTATGGGGATCAAAACTGCTATTGATTTTGATAATTCGCAGAAGAAAATCCAAAAGGGTTTAGGCGTAACTGGAGAAGAAGCGAAACGGCTTAATAACGATGTTAAAGCTGTTTGGAAAGATGGATTCGGCGAAAATGTCGATGAAGTTAACAACTCATTAGTAACTACTAGACGTAACATGAGTGAAATTGATAATGGTAAAGAACTACAAAGAGTAACAAAAGATGCAATGCTCTTAGCTGATACGTTTGATAGTGATATTAGTGAAGTTACTCGTGGTGCGAATCAGTTAATGGTCGGTTTCGGTATTTCATCAGAAGAAGCTATGGACCTATTAGCAAGCGGTGCGCAAAACGGATTAGATTTCTCAAAAGAGTTATTTGATAACGTGAGTGAATATGGTCCGTTATTTGCAAATATGGGATACTCTGCTGATGAATATTTTAATTTGTTATCGAATGGTGCGAAAAATGGAGCTTATAACTTAGATTACGTGAACGATGTAATGAAAGAGTTCCAGATTCGTATTAAAGATGGTTCTAAATCTACAACTTCTGCGATGGGCCAAATGTCCGAGGGCACTCAGAAGGTTTGGAAGAGTTTCTTAGAAGGTAAAGCAACTGTAAAAGATGTAAACAATGTTGTGCTAAATGAACTAAAAGGTATGGATGATCAAGTAGCTGCCAATCAACTCGGAGTTGCTCTCTACGGAACGAAATGGGAAGATCTCGAAGCTAAGACAATGTATTCGTTAAACGAAATGCAAGGTGGTCTTGGTAAGACTGCTGGAGCTATGAAAGAAATGCGTAAAGCTCAAGATGAGAGTATATCAGTAAAGTGGCAAAAAACATTACGAGAAGCACAAACTGCATTAGAACCACTCGGCAAAATGCTACTAGATATGGCTATGGATGTTCTCCCTAAAGTTTCTGCCGCTGTTAAATCAGTCACTGAATGGTTTGCGAATCTATCACCAGAGGCACAAAAGACAGTTATCTCTATTGGCGGTATTGCTTTAGTTGCTGGACCTGCCCTTTCGATATTAGGAAGAATGGGTGGAGTAATTGGTGGATTAGTTGGCAAACTCGGAAGTTTCAGTACCGCTTCTCGTGCTGGCGCTGCTGCAACTACTGCTGTTCAAGGTGCATCTGGCGCTGCTGCTTTAGGTGTGGGTGGTTTAGGCGCTTCACTTGGTGCTGCTACTTTAGCTGCTGCTCCTTGGTTAATCGGTGCCGCTGCTATTGGTGCTGCTGGATACGGAATCTATAAAGCTATGACTCAGGAAGCCGTTCCAGCTGTCGATTTATTCAAAGACCGCGTTAATTTAGCTGCTGACGGAACTGTACAGAGTGTAGATAAGATATCGAAAGGTACGCAAAAAGCTGTAGGTGCGTTTATGGAACTATCTCAAAAGACAGGTACTGAGCTAACAAACATGTATGCTACACAGGCGGCTATCAATGAAGAAAATATGCCTAAAATTGTTGGCCAATTCGATGAAATGAAGAATCAAATCATTGCAGGATATGACCAGCAAAAGAATGATGCTGTTACAAAAACAACAGAAATGTTCGCAACGATGGGCGCTATCACAGATCAAGAGAAAGCAAGCATCTTAGAAAAAATGACTGGTTACTATGATCAACAAAAGCAAAAGGCTCAAGATAACCAAAATCAGATCATTCAAATTCTGAATACAGCTAAAGAACAAAAACGAGCATTAACAACTGATGAATATAATCAGTTAATGCAGTTACAAAGCAACTACCAAAGTGCAGCTGTACAATCTCTTTCTAAGAATAAAACAGAACAAGAAGTAATACTACAAAACCTCAAAGACTCTAAGAGTCGTATGAATGCAGAAATGGCTTCTGATGCGATTCAAAAGATGGAAAAACAACGTTCTGAAACTGTGAAAAAAGCACAATCTGAGTACGACGACAAGATTCGTATCATTACTAAAATGCGTGATGAAATGGGAGTTATATCAGGCGAACAGGCAGACAAAATGATTTCTGATGCAAAACGACAACGAGATGAAGTTGTTAATAAGGCGGGCGAAATCAAGAGCCAGGGTATTGATAAATTAAAAGGTGCTTATTCAGACTTAGAAAATCAAGTTGATACAAGTACAGGAAACATTTTGACTTACTGGGACAAAGTTAAAAGTTGGTGGGATGGATGGAATCCAAGTGTAAAAGAATTTGCTATAAAAACCGTTGAATCTATGACTGGAATCAACGTGCCAGGTCACGCAAACGGAACACCTTTCTTCAGCGGAGGTTTAACAAAAATTAACGAACGTGGTAATGAGATTGTTAATCTACCTCGCGGTGCGCAAATTATCCCGCACGATTTATCTAAACGATATATTGATAGAGCGGCGGATAAAGCGGGTACATCAAATTCAACAGTCTCTTCCGGAAATGTTTCGATCGAAAATGTTGTAGTGGTAGATGGATACGAAATAGCAAGAGCGGCTCATCCGTATATTGATACTATGCAAAGTGATAATATTTCTATCAAGTCGTATCTGAATGGAGGGAGAGCGTGACTACAATTATAGAAAAAACTGACGGTAAACGTTATGTACTCAATGATTTAAATATATTCACAAGAGATTTTATCATTTCCTCTCCTTCTTACAGGCACACAACTGAGTCGTTAGAAGGCGGGCATGGTTCTGTGGATCTTGGATCAACTTATGATATCAGGCCCATTAAGTGTATTTTTTATTTCAAAGCTGCAGATAACAACGATTATGTTTTAGCCCGTGATGAAGTTTTTGACATTTTCAATAGTATTCAACCGTTTTATCTGATTGACACAAGAAATGGCGGTAAGCGTTGGTTGGTTAAATGCGCTTCTGGTTTCGCGGTAGACCAACAAAGGATTTACGGATTGTTCGAGGTGGAGTTCGTTTCATTTTCTTCATTTGCCGAATCAATAGGGACTACGTTGACGCCGTTAGATATTGATTTAGGCGTGTGGCAGATTGGACAAGGATTAACATTCGAAGATCCAAAGTATGTCCACACCACCTCTACTTTCCGTATATATAATGCTGGTAATGTTCCACTCAACCCACGAAGAATGCCCTTGTTGATTACGTTTAAAGGCGCTTCAACCAATTTAAAGATAAAAAACAAGACAACTGGCGATGAGTGGTCTTATACAGGAACCACGTCGGCAAATGACACGATAAGATTAGATCAAGTGAGATTAACGAAGAACAGCTTATCTATTGTGAGAGATACAAATAAAAAGTTGATTACGCTAAATCCAGGATTTAATGACTTTGAAATTACAGGCGCCACAGGCGTCTTTTCTATTTCATTCGATTTTAGATTTTACTATCTATAGATAGGAGGTGAACGTTTGAATTTAATTACAATTACAGATGTATTGGGAAATACAGAAATATTAACGGGGTTTAAAAGTTTTAATCGTGTTCGAAAAGTGAATGGAGAAAAAGTTATTAGTTTCCTCATCGTACCTACAGAAGAGAATAAATACGCTTTCCCACTTGTTCAAGAAGAAAGTAAAGTCGAATTCGATGGAGAGACTTACGTAATTAAGTCCATAGCCGAAAGGAATATCGGAAATAAATCATACAAACAAGTTGAATGTATCCATGATTTTTTTGTGAAGATGATTGATAAACAAAAATATGAAGCGCGTAATGGAAGCATGACGTTACGGGATGCACTAGACTTTGTATTTGAAGGTACTGGGTATCAAACAGCGATAATCGATTCTTTTTACGCTCAAGATTTCGAGAACTTTGGAAAAGACAATCGCTTATCATTATTAAAAAAAGTATTAGAACGATATAGAGCAGAAATGTCTATTAGTGGAAACTTAGTTAGATTTAAAACGAAGATTGGTGAAGATACTGATTTTCAATTTAGGTATAACTTTAATATAAAGACCTTCGAACGTACAATTGATACAAAATCACT